CTGCTGCGTCTGCATAAGCAACCGCATCAAGTTCTTCCCACTGTAGACCAAAGCGGACGAATACTGTGTATTCAATTGTATCCTTCTTTGGCTTGTATTCACGGTTTACAGTGATATCTCTCTGGAATCCCCAAATACGGTTAGCAGGGAATGTCAAGTCGACATAATCTGCTGGGTAGTAAGGGACTTCTTGTACGTCAATTCCAAGAACACGTGTTGTACGTGCTCCGCCGAATGTCTGTGCCTGTCCATCAAGGTATGCCTGACGGTTGCGCTCTGTACCTGCAGCACGAGGAGCAAATGCTTCTGCGATAGCATCAGCAAGTGTTCCGTTGTTCTTTACGATACCTTGGAATGCATCTGTACCAGCGTAGAACTTTAGGTTCTGCTTTAGTGCACGATACTTACGTGGCATTGCAAGGATAATATCCTGCATTACTTCAGTTGTCCAGTTATCATCAGTAACAGTAACGAGTGCTTCGTGAGCATCGCCATCATTCTCTACCTTGTGTACGAAACCTTCCATGATTGAAAGGAAGTTTCCAGTTGAACCATCGCCATTAATAGCAAGGTCTTCGATATCGTTAGCAAATGCGTTTGTCATCAAGCGAACTAGATGATCTTCAAGCGCTCCGCCTTCAATATTATCTTCAAGTGCTTCTGTAGATACTTCCCAGTCAAGACGAATCTTCTTGGTTGTTAACTCTACCTTTGTAAATGTTGCACCTGCGTTTGTATAATCATTGCTTGCCTGTGCAGCAGCACGGATTACACGCTCACCAACGTTAACTTTTTCAAGTTCCATGGTGTTTGCTCTCATTGTAACTCTACGACCATCTTTGGCGAGAACTGTTGCATCCCACACGTAGTCGATGAAGCGACGAGCCTGTTCTGGAAGTAGAATACCTCCAGGTGTACCAGTTGGATTAATTGCGTTAGGACCGTTGGTTACACCAAAGTTCGCTGTTGCAATATTTCCCATTTCTGCTCCGACATTTGAAGTGGTTGGGCTGGTAGCAGTTGCTCCGCCAATATCACCTGATGCGAAAGCACCATCACCTGCGTGTTGGTGGCTTACGGTTGGAGAGCCTGGATAGTTCTTTACGATTTCTTGTTCCGACATATTGTTCACCTCCTAGTGAATAGTACTTATTGGAATAAGTCGGCTGTTTTGAGGAAACGACCGCCCCATAGGGATTTTTGAGTCTTCGTTTCCGAAAACTCCTGTACAATCTCGCCGAGATCGCCAGACTTGCGGAAAGCGGTGTCTTTTTCGACCATATCTACTCGCTTTCCAAACTCATTAAAAGAACCCTTAACTTCTTTTACCTCATTTGATACAGACTTAACTTCGCCTGTAACGGCATCAAGGGACTTTGTAATTGCTTCAACAGTGGCCTGCATAGACTTTACTGTTTCTGCTAGATTGCTCAAGGCATTAGTTAGATTTTCATTGATTGAAGAAACTGCTTTAGCAACTTCTTCTGTTGCATTAACAACAGCATCAACTGAATCATTTGCTTCTTCAACAACAGGTGCTTCTTCAGCCTCTGGTGCTGCTTCTGCTGCTGGCTCTGTAGCAGGAGTATCCTCTGCAGGAACTTCTACTGGAGCCTCTTCTACAGCAACTGCTGCAGCCTCTGGAGCAACCTCAACATTTTCAACCAACTCTACTGTCTCAGCACCTAGTGCGTTAACGATTGTTGTTTCTTCTGTCATAGGATTTTCCTCCTCTGTCATCTTAATTGTTCTAATGCCTTTTGCACTATCAACTAAGAACTTTATTTTTTCTGTATTTTCTGAATCTGATTTTTCAACAAAACCAATATTTTTCATAGGCTTACCAGAAGTAGGGCTATCTGCTGAATCATCTTCTGACATTAATACAATATCATTCTCTGAATCCCAGAATACGTTTTTAACTTCTGTCTTTGAAAGGTACCCACTAACTGTATTCTTACCGTCTACTTTTTCAATAGAGATAACATTAGCAAATTGGTTTGCTGGATTATCAACTAGTGATAATTCAAACAATTCATACTCTTTAATTATACGCACTGATTTATCAAGTTTTTCATCAAATGTATCATCTGACTTTGTGATGTTGCCACCGATTGAAAAACCAGTTAGTGTGCCATCAAGTACCTTTTCCCAGGTATCCTGTGCACCCTTTGAGACATATGCAGAAACATATACCCCGCTATAAAACTTCTTTGACTGAGGCTCAAAATAGCGATCCTCTTTAAATGAAACAATCTTTCCAACAGCACTTGGCTGGTGCATCTCACGTAGATTTCCACGGAACTTTCTAAATGCTTCTAGGCTTGCCTCTGTTGTAACAATGTCATTTTGCTTGTCAATATTGTCCAATGTTGCAAAACCTGATACAATTCTACGCTCCTGGTCTACCTTGCCGATTGGCATAGAAAAGCGAACATTGTCGCCTTCAGTAACCCAGTGTGCTTTATTTATAATCATGGCAGTATTATTATATCAAACCTTTTTATGGTTTTCTCAACTATTGAGATGATCTTCCTTCTCCTTGTGGATTTCTACCTTCAAGTGTTGCTGTAGAGTCTGAAGAGTTGTTTGTTCTTTCAGCATCCCGTTGACGATTGCCAGCAAGATTTGCTCTTGCATCTGTTGCTTGTCTTGGTGTCATAGAGAACGGAGCATTACCTTCTCCATCTGCTCTTGGCGGCATGTCAATCAATTCACGAGCCTCATCTGGAGTAATAACTTGTGTCTTAACATATCTCTCAATGATTTGTGATTGAGCAATCTCATCTGTAAGTGTAAGTTCATTAAACTTAAGACTAAGAATGTCTGTCTTTTCTTTAATAATCTTATTAATAACCTTTTCAAGTTGTGCCTGTGCTGGACGGGCGACCTGCTCTTTAAAGGTTCTATCCTGTGACATAGCAGCAGCAATAGCGCCTGAATCTGATCCGCCTAGTTTTGAAATAGGAACCTGGTGTGCTACAAGAATATCATCACGATTTTGTTTTCTATATCTTTCAAATGATGCTTCCTGAATTGCAGTTTCAACTGGCTCCATCTTGAACTCAACCTTGTTGTTATCTGTATCTCCAGGAAGTGGGATATACAGCGTTCTATGGTTTTGCCCCTTGAGTCCAGACTGAAGGAATCTAAACATTTTGTCTTCTGCATCAGCAGATAGTTTTGCACCCTTGACTGTAATAATATATCTTGGGGCTCCCTTATTTTGGAAGTAGTCTATATTGTATTGAGCAGCAAGTGAGTCACCAATTAATGATGATACCGCTGAAATAATGTCAGGAATTCCATAATATGTGTTTAATGGAGAATATTCCTTGATGTGAATAATTTCATTTGGGCGAGTATCTGTTGTCATTGGGTTTGTATTGGTTGCACCAAAGTTGCGGAAGTAAACCACCTTTTGACCAATAATCTGAACAAAGCCATCACGCAGTCTTCTTACACGCACAGTTGTTGATGGGATGTGTCCAATATATCCAATTTCTCCAGTTACTGTTCTACCAACTTCTAAAAATCCATTTCCAGTTGCCTGAAGATCTGTATAAACTTTTTCCATGCTTGTTGTAAATGAGTCATCATCATTGAGAGACTCTAGCCACTCACGCATTTCAAGTTTCATTCTTTCAATTCTGCGACGTGCACGATCTACAGCACCCTGATCATCATTTGTCTCAAAACGCAACATTGTTCTATCTGTAATATCAAAGCGGTATCCAAGACCAACAACGTTTTCTACCTTTGCATCAATAGCAGCATGATTTGCAAAAGATGTGTCATAGTAACTTGCTAACTCGTACATGTTGTATGGTGGTGTAATTACATCAAATAGACCGTATCCATTTCTGTATACCGTTCCAGGATTAATCTGTTTTGATTCTGCACCATCTCCAGCAGGAACTGCATTTGCAGAATTTAGATATTGTGTTGAAGGCTCTACTGTATTGTATGCATATGTTGCTTTAGAAACTGTTCTTGAGGTTCTGCGCTTGAAGTTTTGATCAATGCCAACATAGTCTTTTAGTATTGTCCAGTCTTTTCCAAACGGATCTTGTGACTTAAAAAGATTTTCAGATTCTTCTTGAGTTCTGATACTTGCTTGAATATAATCGTAATCTTCGCTCATGCTTCGTACGCATCTCTTCCATGTTTGTTCATTGTGTCTTGTGCGGCTTTCCAAGCACCAAGATCGTTCATTGATGGAATAAGTCCCTGCTTCATTCTATCGATTTGTTCTGAATGCTCTTCTTCGCTAATTCTAGTAAGTCCAGGAACAAAGACCGCTTCTCCGTCCCCCTCATCACCATAATACTTTGCTGCATTCTTTAGTTTAGTAATTTGTGCAATATCTCCACGAGTAGACTCAATGTTTAACACATTGCCCTCTCCATCGGTAAACCATTTACCGTCTGACTTCTTATAAACATACAGTCCCCAGTTGTATTTCTTTTCAATGACCTGACGACGTACATTTCCTACAATAGGCTTACCAGTTTTTGGACTAATTAATGGATTCATGTACTAAAGTATACCAGATTAGACTGGTGTTCCGAGTCTAATAGTCCATGTTGTGTCGTTATAGACCTTAAGTTTCTCTGCATCGAACACCATGCCCTCTTCATCATCAATAATAATCTTATTTGTTCCAATATACGTCTTATAAACGTCAGAAGGAAGAACTCCATAGAGATCTGATGCAGAAATAACAAGAACACCTTCCCAATTAAAACTATTAAGCCAGAATTCCCAGTCAAAACTTGTAATACCGTCAGTTTGAACCTTAAGCCACGGTCTAAGAAGATTACTCTGAACCTGCTGTAGATTATTTGCTTGGTAGAAGGCAATATTATTAAATACAAGAGGACCAGTCAAATTAATAGAGCCAAGGTATAGGTCAAAACTTAAAGCACTTGCAAATGCAATTCCTAGAACACCCCATTCTTTGATTGTTAATACTGGCTCTCTTACGATTGATCCATTTAGGAAATAGGATATGCCATTGTATAAACTATTAGTTGTTTGGCTCATAGCATATATTCTTGCTCTTGTACCTTCTGGATTATCTGCAACCATGTAAAACTTAATTGTGTCTGCCTTGTAATTTATCTCAAAGATTTCGGTTGGAGTAATAGGGAATGCATCTTGGTCATAGCGCATCCAAACTTGCGTAGCACTTATTCTATAATTATCTGCAATATTTTGGTTAACTGGAATTGACATTCCACGACTTACGAATGGGTCAAAACTTCCACGCACCTCTACGCCAGAACTTCTATTTAGGTATAAATATGGAGTGCTTCCTTTATAAATGCTAAATGGGTTCTTTGCCTTATAGTCATAGTATAGTCCAGACCTTGTATATGGGAACATGTTGATACCAAATCTAGTGCCGACTGGATTAAACGAGTTGTCATTAAATGCTTGGGATGCAAGTTCTAGCCTTCTTAACTGAATAGGCTTCTTTAAGATGCCACGAATATTAAAATCAAGATGATATACCAAAGCAAGATCATTAAAGTCAACAGTCTTTGTTGGATAAATTAAAGTATTGTCTACTACTTCAAACTTTGTTGATAGCCAATCTGGGTATTCGTCCATATCAATAATTGCTCCCTCTCTTGCTGGAAGCACGGTTGTAAAATCTTCTTGTGGCGCATTGGCACCTGTTTCAATATACTGAAAAGTTATATAACTTCTAATAGATGCATCTGATGTGTCATACTCATAATACTTCTCTGCTCTTTGAGCCATGTCCTCATAGTTATTCCAGCCAGTAAATAGATTATTATCTAATTGTAAATAGGTTCTTTGTACTGGATGAGAGTACTCTTCTTTTAGTTCTTGATATGTCCAAGAACTGGTTGTTTCAAATTCCGCTAACTTTGTAGGTGATGGATATCCTATATTAAACTGCAAAAAGTCTAGATCATAAAATTTATTCCCAATGTCGTTGGTTACAAATTGTGCAAAATATGAAAGAGGCATGTAATCTTCCCAGTAACCAGAAACACCAATATCAAGGAAGTAGGAACCGTATGCCTGAAGCGGTAAAAGAGTATAACTTGCAGTGTGCTCAAGAAGAGCAATTGCATTTTCTGATTCAGCAGAGCCTGTTGCCAAATAACTATCAACGATTGCTGTTCCATTATCTTCAAAGTGACTCGTTAACTCTACCGCATTATAGTTTGTTGCAAGTCCTGCTGAGTATATTTTTCCAGTAAATTGTAAAGATGCATCTTCTTCACCACCAACATACATTTTTAATCCATTTTGATTTCCAAAGAATGTGGCAACATTTCCACCAAAAGTGGCAACAAGCGTTTGAATTTCAATACCTGCTGCAAATTTATATCCAGACTCAATTATGTCGCTTGTAAAGATCTCTTCTTCTGTGCCATTGAAGTAAAGATAATAGTGGATTTCATCTAAATCTTTTCTAATACTAAAATAATTTCCAGTAGTTGGATTATAAATCTTAAAAAGTGTTTCCTCTGATAAAAGATCTTCTGATGAAAATACACCATAGATTGTATGTATGGAGTCATTTAATATATTAAAGTTGGGGAAGTTGAAGTAGCATCTATCTGAGTTCCAGGAATTATTTGGTCTAAATGTTATAAAGTTATAGTCTAAAGGATCTTGTATTTCTTTGTTATCTGCATACAGTTGTGTAAGGGTTTTTGAGTCAAGGCTTATTTCTGGAAGAGAATATTGTGGGGTAGTTAAAGAGTTTGATGTTGTTGTAAGATTATCAAATGCTCCCTGCTCCCATTGAGCAAAATCTGGATAGTTATAGTTTGCGGTATAGTCAGCAAAAGGATAATCTATAAATGCTGCTGTTCCACCATATGCTGAGTTAATACCTTCTGGAGAAAGCACACCCTGTCCATATACCCATCTACGCTTTGCAATATTAATTGCAACGGAATATGGATAAATTGCAACACAGTCTACTTCAACTGGAGTAACATCTGTGTAAGCATAAAAACCTAGCCAGTCTTGGCTATCACCAAACTCATCTAGAATTTCTGGAAGATCTAGCGTATCTGTATTAATAGGAAGATTAATAATCTCTTCTCCATTTAACAATACCGTTGCATTATTTCTAATTACTCTAACATGAATAAGCATTGGTCTAAACCACTCACCAACGAAGTGAGAAGAAAACTCGGTGCCTATTACAAGTGTTAAAAATCCAGACTCAACGTATAGTCCGTCATTAGATGAAATTGGACCAAATATTTTTTTAGGCTCATATGCATTAGAGTTAATTCTTGTCCAGAACTCAACCGTATATTCTTTATACTGGCCACTCTTATTTAAGAAACCTTTTCCTGGAACAATCAAAGAAGGTTTGTTATTAGAGTTAGGAGTCATTCTTGTAATATTGCTTGCACCAAATACCATTGGCACTCCGCTGTTTCTTGCAATCAAAGCATTGTTATCTACAAGATAGTATCCAACTTCTCCAGCAAGACCATATGGATCTGCCTGTACTGCTTGGGTTGCAGAAAGTGCAATGTTTGTTGGAAAAGATACTGGTGTAACACCTAAAGAAGTTGTACTAAATTCTTCAGACCATTGACCTGCTGTAATTCCATTAATGTAGAAATCGTAGTCTCCAGCACTGCCACCACTTGCATAGTTTAATTTTATAACAACCTGAAAGTCAGTGTTCTCGTCTACTATATCAAATGTTCCAGATACAAAACTCCATGACTGAAAAACGGAAGTTGTAAAAAACTCTAATTCTTCTACTGGTAAAGAAGTAGTTGTATCTATATATCTAAATCCTATTTCTACAGATTGTAGGTATGCACTATTTGAATAGAAATATGACCCAATAGAAAAAGATCCAAGGGTACTATTTAAGTCTTGGAAATTAACTAAGTCTGGACTTATTAGTGTAACTGTGTCTGTTGCGCCACTTGGAACATCACCCTCAACAAGTGTTGTATAACTATCTGGAAAAGGTTCTCCAGTTACTCCAGAACCAGAGGTTACGGATGCATTAGTTATGGTCCAGCCATTTCTTATATCTCTTTGGTTTTCTGTAATTAAAGAAATATAGTCAGCCTGGTCATCCAATGCCCACAAGATAGTTGGGTGCTCTGAATAAACCTTTTCTGCATATAAATTGGACGGCTGAGACATGTTACTCCTTAGCCTTTATTATAGCATTTTACAGTTTTATTTCGCATACATCTGTTGTGCAATAGGCCTCGCCCATAGCCTCAAGATTGTCAACTCCATCATAAATTGCATCCCAATTAATCTTCTTAATTTGACCAAGATATGCTTCATATTCTTTTCTTGTAATCTGAGTATATGGTTGTTGAGGATATGTATGATTTCCCATTGGTAAAAATGATACCGCCTTGAGTTGGCCCTCATACATATGAAGTGCTGGAGCAACATGCTTTGACTCTGTTTCTTTGTCAAATGAAAGGGTAACAGAAACACCATTATCTGACCAATACTTTTGAGCAGTTGCAGCAAGAGCAATCTTTTCAAATAATGTTACATCTTTCTCAGAACGTGGATGTCCTGAATGTACTGGGAAATATACTACTTGAGTATTTGCTGATACAAGGTCTTTTTCAATCTTATACCCCGCTGCTTTAAATAAATGAAGCATAGGATCTGTTTCACCAAAACGAATAGCACGTAGGAAGTATTCTCCTCCTGGTCCCCAGTGAACTCCAGGTGTTGCACCAGAAAGAATTGACACGGAGCCTGATGGCTTTACTGTTGTTACACGAATTGATTCACGCACACATAGCCACTCTGAATACTGATGGTCATAGTGACGAATCTTTTCATATCCTTCATCCATCCACTCACGAGTTGTTGGAAGTCCTCTTTCATCTGCAAAAGATGCAATTCCTGTTAGAGATGTTCCAATACGACGATTACGTTGCATGATACCGTTTGTCTGTTGCCAATGTGTTGGAAGCAAGGTAACAGTCTTTCCATAAAGATATGCAAACTTCAATGTCTTGAGGAAGTCTTCCTTAGTTTCATGACGATTCAAGTGCACTTCTACAAGTGTACAAAGTTCGTATGATTCCAATGGCTGCTCCGCACAAGGATTGAAGCCCATTACACGGAAGTCTTTTCCGTCTGCTGGATCTTTTAGTCGACCATAATTCCTGGCAACATCAAGCCAAATAAAACCTGGCTCTCCATTGTCAACAATTAAATCTATATATTTTTCATAATCCATTCCTACGTTTGCAGAAATAGAATTATTAGACATCCATGCCCAACCTGGATTTTCTGGATCAAATGAGTTGCGCTCAGGAAATGCCTCTGAGTTTTTTAGATTAATAAAATCTTGGTCTCCTGGTGCACCCAAAGCAAGGGTAGCAGAACGACGTACATTTCCAGAAACAACACATGTACCAATAAGGTTTACAATGTCTGTAATTGCACGAGAATCTAACTTCTCTCCTGCTCTACCGCCAATAACTTTACGAATACGTGTATGGAGGTCAATCAATGGCTGTGGACCGCTTGCAACCCCTCCAAAGCCCTTAATAGGGGCACCTAGAGGACGGATCAAGGAGTAGTCAAACTCCTGAATACTCTGATTTGGGCGTAGAAAGGAATTAAGCAAGAATCTAACAGATTCAACCCATCCTTCACGGGTGTCTGGAATTTGATAAGTAGAGGCTGGCTCTGTTGGTGCATAAATTGGATATTCTTTCTCAGCACCGACGGTATCAAATCCAACTCCAATACCCAGCATTAATGCATCCATAACCCATGCAAATAATGCACCAGGATCATTACGATCAATATCACGAGTAGAAACCATTGCACAGTTTTGCAATGCTGCAGAGTTCTTCTTTTCCATAGTCATGTGTGTACCAAATGTCCACATGCCACGACCTGGTGGAGTCCACTTAAGATTGAACATACGCTCATAGGCTTCTTGTGCAGACTTCTGAGCCTTGTTATCATTCCAAGGAAGTCTGTTTTCCTTAGCATGGTTCTTTTGAACTGAGTACATACCCTCAATTACACGCTTACAAACCTCATGCCATCTTTCTTTTGTTCCGTCTTCCTTGATTCTAGAATAGGTGCGAATGAAAGTGATTTCTCCTAAAGAGTTATTGCCTGCGTCTGTAAAGCCAAAAGGAGGCTCAACCTCCTTGTATTTTGCAATAAAATCATCTAACAAACGAAAAGAAAAGATATCTGACATTGAATTTGTAAACCTCTCACTAAAAATAATAATAGAACTTTACATATTGTAAAGTAGTCTAAGTATATCACATCATTATATTATTTTTTTACGCTTAATTTAAAACATTAAGTATAAAGTAAAGGTTTAGTACTTTTGTTTTTAGAAAGTAATTAACTAATTACAAGTCCAGACTTACCATTTTTAACTTCTCCCCATGTAAGGGATGGTAAGGCTGCTGATATTGCTGTATTGTTAATCTTGTAAGACTTACCTGTAAGCAAATTCATATGCTCAGAAGATGTCCAAGCATCTGTTGCATCTACCCATAGAAATGTTTTTGCTGTTGCTCCATTTAATGTTATACCGCCGCCATCTGCTCCAGAATCTGAAGTGTTAGCATCTGCAAGAATAATATTTTTATCTTCAATAGATAGTGTTTGAGAATTAATAGTTGTAGTTGTGCCATTAACTGTTAAGTCTCCAGTAACAACAAGATCATCATTAATTGTTGTTGTTCCAGTAACTGCACCTATTGAAATTACTGTTGCTGCGCCACCAAAATTTATTGTTGTGGCAGTTGTATTTAGTAGATTAAAAGATGTACTTGCTGTAGTAAGAGATGTTCCTACTGATGGGCTTGTTAGAGTTTTATTAGTTAAAGTCTGCGCTGTTGTAAGATCTGCTGTAATAGATGTATCTATAGATAAAGTTACATCTCCGCTTGATCCTCCACCGCTTAATCCTGTACCTGCTGTAACGCCTGTAATATCACCAATACTGATTGAACCACCAAGAGAAACGCTTGATCCGTTGATTGTAATAGCAGAGTTTGTAAGGGAACCATTTCCAATATTAGAAAGGGTATTAGTTGCCCCAGAGATTGACTTATTTGTAAGGGTGTCTGTTGTTGCACGACCAACTAGGGTGTCTGCTGTACTTGGAAGATTTATTGTTATGTCTGATGCTGGCTCTGTTACAGTAAGAAATGTTTCAT